GCGTGTTTTTGTATGTTTGGTTAGGGTATACCTGAGTGTGTACTCTTCCTTTTTAATCTATTTTATTTAACTGATCGCTCGAGCCCACCTAGTGGGGAGTAATTCAAGGAATCAGTAAATTCTATTCTATTAAAATATATGTCTTTTTATGCCCTTAACATGGAAGGAAATACAATTATTAGAGGAGGAGATCAGTCTCTCAGAGGAGGAGGAGCTCCAACTCGCGTCACGACGTATCAGACGATCAGGCAATGTTACACCGTACTCAATAATAAATTGGATCCGTACCCAGAGACCAGAGATACTACTTATAATAGCGCCCGTAATTATACTGCTCCTTTTAATAGTTGGCTCATGGCTTCTGGCTACAAAGTTGCCAAGTATGGACAAAAAGATATACCACCCCTCGAAACCGGAAACCACACCTACACCTCCGCCATACACACCGAATGGAGCACAGATGAGGGATCTGTAATAGTGAGTACTAAAACAAAATCAACCACAGTGAAAGAAGCTAAAAATATGAATTGTTTTGATATATTTAGACAGATCAGAAACCACTTACCTCAAACTCAGGCCTTGCTATCGCCAGTAGACATTCAGATAGAAGATTCAGAAGATGAGGAGGAGTTTGCCTATGATTATACGTATCTAGATTTACTTACTCGACGGATGGAAAAAGTACCATTTTACCAGAATGAGGTTCCAGAAAAGCAAACTGAAACAGGGGATAATACACAAAAATCGGAACAAGCTGAGAATACTATCGTTACACATGATCAACAAGTCACCAGTATACAACCATATTTTCCATTGGATAAATCTGGTAGTATTAGTAGTTCAGAAGGGTATTCAACCTTTCCGGATTTGACTAATAGATGGATGCCCTTAGATAATCTAGTTGTCACCACCTCAGATGACAAAGCTAAATTACTTAAATCTTATTATTTTCCAGAGTCGATTTATTCGGCTATAAAATGCGCTCCCAATCTAGCACCCTTTGAAACATATATCTATGGAAGAATGGATATTTCAATAAAAGTTTTAGTAAATGCTAATAAGTTTATGTGTGGAAAGTTACTCGTTTCCTCAAAGTATGATTCATACCAAGCTGATGATGTACAAACAGGTTTACAATCAGCATTACAAAGAAATCATGTTATATTAGATTTAAATGCTAATAATGAAGCAGTTTTGGACATTCCTTTTAGGTATCATAGACCTTTTGTAAGGCTGTTAGCTAAAAATATGAGTCGGGGTGTTAGATCAGGTAAGTATTGCTCTTTGTACTTTCACGTACTTAGTAAACTTCAAACTGGAAAAGATGGACCTAGTGATTGCAACTTCCGTGTAATGTTTAAGCTCAAAAATATCGAATTTGCAGGAATGTCTTATAGGGTTAGTGTACAGATGGATACTGGTAGTAAAGAAACAAATGACCCCACAGACAATTTTAATCCTATGTTGGATAATAGGTTTTTGCAGTCTCTGGACCAACATATAAACTTTAAAGATTTAATGCGAAGACCTTGCTTAATAGTTGATAATGCAACACTCAATTACACAAATACTGGAGCTTTCTTTATTCCTCTTCAACCACCTAATAGAGATTGGCTACCACTGAATGATGGAACTGCCAATAATATTTGGTCACCAACTTTACAAGCTTCAACCCATATGGCTATTACTAATTTGTTTCGATTGTGGCGTGGTGGTATGCGTTACACTATAATAGTTAAAAATACAGATTATCCAGTCTATGTCTCACTAATACCTCATTCAGGAGTTCGATATATGGGAAATGCTGAAATTTACAAAAATCCTGGCTGGCCACTATACGGTATGAACTTTATTACAGAAATTATCAATCCCAAAGTAAATAATACTATCACAGTAGAAACGCCTTACGAAACTGAAAATACATGGTCACTATTGTGGGAAGAGCAACCACGTAGAAATTATTCTTGGAGAGATAAAGGTGATACTAATGCTGGACACATTGCTATAACTTCACATGCTCCGAGTGGGCCGCAAATTACAGTCTGGTGGCACGCGGCAGATGATTTTGAATTAGCAAATTTTTATGGAACGCCTAATACACTTTTTAATGGATGGAAATATAGATATGCTGATACAGATCAACCCACTTCTCAAGGTTTTGGAGTTGAAGATATTCTGACACCACCTACTCAGAGAGCCCTGAGGGAAGTTCTTAAAGGAGCAGAAAATGCTATAGACCAATTAGGCTCAAGTGAAAATCGAGATAAACCTCCAGATCTTCAATCCATGGCAGTAGTACCACACCCTAGGAAAAATTTTGCAAGTGGTAAAGGACCTATAGATGTTATACCTCTTCGTATTAATCCATATACTGCTACAAATTATGATCAAATAGCCGTACCAACTGATGAACCCAAAACTTTTTACGGTCTTAGTAGAATTTGGTCCTTATATAAATCATTTGACTGGTCAAAAGAAAGTAAAATTAATACAGTCATAGGCGATATAATCATAGATCCCTGTTGTCGAAATTATTCTTCTGATTATTCTGGAGAACCTACAGGGCTTGAATATGCTTTAGGGAACTATTGCTTTTGGTCAGGTGTTATAGAATTACGCTTCGATTTTGTGTCAAATAGTTTCCATACAGGTACTATTCAAATTAGTGCTGAATTTGGTAGAACTACTGCTGAAACTGATTTATGTCAATCTAGTTCTACTTATACAAAAATATTTCATTTAGGTGAACAGAGAACTTGTAGTTTTAATGTTCCCTATATTTATGATACAGCTATGAGAAGAACCACAGCTAACTTGATAAACCCTTATAATAGAGCAGAGACTAATCAGACAATTAAACAAAGAGCTATAACTATCGCACCTCTCAGTCAGACACACGTTAAAATAAGAGTTATAAATGAGCTTAGACCCGTAGCTGCAACACCACAGAGTATAGAAGTGCTGGTATTTATGAGGGCAGGTAGAAATTTCTGTATGCGAGGTTTGAAAGGTAACTCTTATATTCCTATACATCTATCACCAGGGGTAGATGATTTTCCAAGCAATAGTTATGACCCCCCCCCTACACCAGCCGGTAGGAAAAAGAGAGATGTTGAAGACCCCTACAAATTTGATATCCCCTTGGCTGAACGTAATGAGTGGAATGAATACAAGGCTGATTATGTAAGAAGTCCTCAGGACAGGGCAGTGCCTCATGTGCAATGTATGGAACCACTAGAACCTTTCCACAGAATGTGGAATCAATTCACACGTCCGTTTAAGATGGATTTTCGTGGTAATGTGAGACCTTCTAAGGAAGTGTCTGACATCACGAAAGAAGTACTTATTAATGCAGGTTTAGCTACCATACCACTAGTAGGGACACCAATAGTTATCGCTCGAACCACTACACGAGTAATAGATAACGTAGACAAAGTAAGTGCACAAATGCAGGAAACTATGTGTGAGGTAAATAAAAAGATGGAGAATGTTAGCGTTTCTGTTCTAGAAACTATGGGTGTTGCCAATGAAACTATGGAATCGGTTGCATCTGCTATAGAACATTTATCATATGGGACTGCTACTAAAATTTCTGAAGTATCTGATTCAATTATGGACACAAATTCAAAATTACAAAATCTAATAGAAAATTCACAAGACCATATGAGTAATATAATTCATACCGTTCGAGATATTGTAGACAGAATCGTTGGTACATCAACTTCACTTATCTCTTGGGGCCCCCTTCTTTTCGACACATTTTTAGATATAGTTAATGCTTGTATACATAGGACATGGACAAGTGTAGGTATTGCCATTGTTAGATTTATATCTAAAGTTTTTACTATTACCACTGATATTTTAGCCAGAATTACAACTTTGGGAAGTGCTATAGGAGATTGTATCAGTCGTTTATTAGCACCTGGGGTTCCAACAGTACAAGCCGAAACACAAATCATACCAAATATTGCTGGAATATTATTAGCTATTGCTGGATTAGTTACTGGAGCACACCTTAGACAACAACGCCACTTAACAATTCCTCAAACTATTTTGGAGGCTATCTGCAATAGTCGGGGAGTATCTTATATATTGAGTGTGATAAGGTTAGTAGGCATAGTATTTAATACTTTTAAAGATTATGTCCTGGAATGTTTTGGTTATGTGAATCCGGAAGTAAGGGCCCTCAAAATGTTGGCTGATAGGTCCACTATTGTTGAGGATTTTGTTAGGGAAGCGCAAATTATAACTAATGAATCTAATACGGGTTTGTTGTCAAGACCAGATTATAGAGTAAGAATGTGGAAAACTATACTCCAAGCACATCAAATCCAACGACTCATCATTTCGGCCCCCAATTCAGTAGCTGTAGGTCCCTTATATAGACTAACTACAGATGTTATTAGATTTGGTAATGAAAAATTTTTGGATCTAGCGGCTTCACCCGTGCGCTATGAACCTTTTGTTATTATTAACGGTGGTGAAGCTGGAATAGGGAAATCATTTATCACTGAAAGTATAGCACTAGAACTCTTGCGGAAGATAGGCTGGCAAGCACCTAGTTCGTCTTTAATTTTCTATAGAACGTCTGGAGAAAGATTTTGGAGTGGGTATAGAGACCAGCCGGTTGTTGTTTATGATGAGTGGTTTAACACAAATGATAGTCAACGTTGCGCTGATCAGATTGTAGAGTTTATGAAATTAAAATCAACTTCGTTATTTATACCAGAAATGGCCCACCTAGAAGAAAAGAAAATTCATGGGAATCCATTAATAATTATCATTAACACAAACCAAATTCAACCCAATCTATCAGATTATGCTAGAGAACCAAACGCTGTCATGCGTCGTATGGACGAAGTTTTTCATGTACATTTACAAACCAATATTTCTCGTGAAGAGTTAGCTAATCCAGACAATGTAGAGCGATTTGCTGATTTCCATCACTTACAGTTTACAAAATATGATAAGCGATGGTTGTCTGGCAAAGTTTCTTATGTTCCAAATAACACTAGGGCCAACTATAGAAATTATATGATTTATTTAGGTAATCAATTTGCTAGATATCATGCTAAAGAGTTGAGGATGGTACAAAGACGTATGGAAGCTCTACCTGGTTTTGCAGAGGCAGTAGCTAATGGGAATATTCAAGCAGATCCATTTACTCTCTTTTATGGGTTAAATCAACAACTTATGTCTACACCCAATCTATCTCAAAATGGATGGACCCCTTATGAACAACTAGAACAAGCAGTTAATATTATAGCGGAACGAATGGAGCAAAGAGAAGCAAATCCAGCTTTAATAGTACCAGAGAACATGAGCTGGGACCATGTGATAGAAATGACAAGAGCACAAAGTGAACATTTAGCACCTGGAGAGACACAAATTAGTGGATCTTATGCTGTTGCTGGAGTTCTCTTAGATGGTTCTCTTTTAAATCTAATAGCCACAGCCACCAAACCTACTATCTCAAGATGGTTACAAGAAATTAGAGATACCGGCATTGTATACCCTTGCAATATCTGTATGGAGCATACTAGGTGTGTATATGAATGTGAAAATAGCACACCAGAAACTAAACACGTTATATGTGCCGATTGCTATACAGGATTGTTGAATACAGGAAGTGGAAGTCAACCAAATTGTTCACTTTGTCGGATTGGACAATTGAGACCCATATTAAATTCATTCGACATATACTCAATGAGTATATGGAAAAGAGCTCTCTATTTTGGACTATTATCAGTTGAAACACTTTTGGACGCAATGATAGACTATTACCAACTTAGACGTACACATTGGTTAACACATGGTTTAATCATGTGGGCTATAAGTTTTGCAATGCAATTATGTGATATGCCAGTAGAATCCACATTGTTCTTCGGGAGTTATGCATTATCCATGCGAACTTCTGTAGTTTTAGGGATTTTAAATCAAGCTATGACACAATCAGATAATGGATTAGAACTTTTAGATAGTGAATCGGAAACAAGAAGTGTTTGGGACGATGAAAATTCGCAAAATGAGAATGATACAGCAAGGGGGACAGAAATGCCAGTTATTGATGCTTTTACAGCTCGGTTACCACTAAATTTCAAACAATATTTAAAAGACAATATAAAAAATACTCCTGTGTGCAATCATATGTATTTGGATGCTAATAATATAGATAGAGTTATCCTAAAAGGAGATACAATATCAATTTTTGATAGAAGTACAAATACACGCATTGACTTTGATTATCACTGTTGTAGTACAAGGTGTGTGGAACTACACGGGGATATTATAGTTGCTATGTATGCTAGTTATGCTGCTCGCAATGTGTTGCATTTACGGACATCTATAATACAATATCACAATAGGCGTTTAGAACAGGCTTTGGAAAATGTACCTACTCCTTTAAGACCAGAATGGATGGATACTAGTATAGCAAAAGTTATGGACAAAGATTGGTGGTATTATCTTTCTAGTTCTGTAGAATATGTTAAAACACCACTCTTAGTGTTAACAGGTATGACTGCCGTTATTGGAGGAGCTATATATGCATATCAAATGATATCTAGTATTTCTCATCATATACAACCTGAAGCAAGTGTTATTGGAAGTGAAGAAATTCAAGCTCGACAGAGTAGAGTGGCCTCACGACACATAGTACAACCTAGAACGTATTTTGCACAGAATGCACAGGAGGAAATAATTGATGCTGACCGCCCTCCAGACACCTTTAAAGCTGTACAGAAAAAAAGTTGCAATTAATACTACTGCCCTTAAAATCACTACAACTGCTGGTAAAACACAACTTTTTTATGGAACTGGATTATTTGGAACAGTGTTATTAATCCCTAGACATTATTACAAACATATTGTAGAACATATGGCAAGAGGTAGTAAGATCATAGCTTTCAGGGTGCAACAACCACAAAAATGTATTGAATTATCTTTGACTTTGAACGATATTTATGCTAGTGATGTTACTGATATAGCATATATTAAGATGCCTCCCTCCTTCAACATGTTTAAAGATTTACGTAGTTATTTATGCACTGCTGATGATATAAATGGTAATTTACCATCTGAAGCCTTATTTTTATCCAACCCAGGAAGATCACATACAACTATGCATAGTGTTAATTTAGACCTGTATGGTATTACAAAAAAACAAACTGTTATGGATGATACTAGTTATTTTACCATAGAAGATGCACTCCACTATAATTATAGTGAACCAGGAGCATGTGGTTCACTTATACTTATAGAAAATACGCAAAGACCTATTATAGCTATGCATGTTGCTGGAGTAGGAACTCGTACCTCAGGAGAAGGTTGGGGAGTTTTACTACTAAAGGAAAGTTTAGAAAGTTTGCCTACTATACTCCCTACATCGCAATGTATAGTAGAGACAGTTGATTTGGACTTGAAACCACTGGCTGAGATGAAGTTCATTTATGAGGATGAAGTTAACATTTTTTATTTGGGAGCAGTAGATCCAACAATGGTACCTTATATACCAACTAAAAGTAAATTAGTACCATCTCTACTATATCAAGAACCAGGACTTAGTGTCGATATAGAACCAGCAATATTATCAAGAGATGACAAGCGATACCTACATAAGGAATCACCCTTGTGGGCTGGGGTTAAGAAACATGGGGTTACTGTTCAAGAAATATCATGGGATCTAGTTGATTGTGTAGGTGAGTGGTATTGGGATGGTTGGTTAAGTAAGATGAAACCTTCAGTACTTAACCCTGCACCTCTAAGTTTAGATCAAAATGTTTGTGGACTATCTATAGATCACTACAACGGAGTAGACCTACAGACAAGTGTAGGATATCCGTATATTGTTAATAACAAAGATAAGAAAAAGAAATCTGATTATATAGAAGTAGTTCGCAATGATCAACTCCAACCTATAGCAGTTTCACATATAGATGACACCGTAATATCAGAAATGGAAAAATTTGAATATTACGCTAAACAAAATAAAGTGTATCCTAGTATCTTTGTAGATACTTTAAAAGATGAGAAAAGACCTGTTGAGAAATTGCTTAAATTGGGCGGCACTCGTGTATTCTGTAATGGTCCTTTACATAATGTTTTATTAGTTAGAAAATACTTTTTACATTTTATAGCTGCTTTTATGAAAAATAGACACCAACTTTTGCATGCTGTTGGTGTTAATGCTTTGAGTGATGAATGGTCACGTATAGCTAATGCTTTATTAACCCAAAATACTAACGCCTCAACTTTGGATTATCATAATTTTGGTGCTGGTTTTTCTGCTGTTGTTGCTCAGAAGGCTTATGAATTAATCTTAAGATGGACTCAACAACATGTTAAAAATCATGATGGCACAGATTTAGATATGAGAATATTAGTTGCTTTAACACAAGATTGTCTAAATTCCACACATATAGTAAACAATACAGTTTACATGCAGGGGTGTGGGTCCCCAAGTGGATCGGTTTTTACCACCACTATTAATACAATTGTTAATATTCTTTATATGTTTCTAGCTGTTAAGCACTATTATAAACCTAACCCTACTGATTATATGCACCCAGTTACATTTATAAAAAGAAATATGTCTATATATGCTTATGGCGATGATTTAATATTTTCAGTTTCACCAGCTTATATAGAAAAGATAAATTCAGCTACTGTTTCAGAGTTTTTGGCAACGCACAATATAGTAGCAACAGATGCTGTTAAAACTAGTATAGTTACACCTTACAAACCACTCTTGCAGAGCACTTTTCTTAAGAGGAGATTTCATCCTCATCCACATAGAAGTGGTTTGTTTTTAAGTCCACTGGAAGAGTATAGTATAAAATCATGTACACAGTGGGTATGGAAGTCACCTAATAAACACATGGCTACCCGAGTTAATGCTGCTGCTGCACTCTTAAACGCACATGGTTGGGGACCCAAATATTTTGCTACTTTTAAACATTTATTAAATAACGCTCTAGTTAAGAAAAAGATAGAACCTCTGGCCATGCAGTGGACAGAAATAGATGATCAATTTTTTAACACAGGGTTAGATAGTATGTATGATGATATTATAAATGATAATTAATATTTTTATGCACGTGTATTGTTTTTTGTTAGATTAGATTCCCTGCA